AATACTAAAATATAAGAATTAATTATGACCGACATATATGTAACAAAGCGTGATGGACACAAAGAAGCTCTAGACCTCGACAAGTTTCACAAGGTGGTAATGTGGGCATGCGAAGGCATTAAAGGAGTATCGCCTTCCGAGATTGAGTTGAAGTCGCACGTACAGTTCTACAACAATATACAATCTGCAGATATACAAGAGACCTTGATCAAGGCAGCTGCAGATCTCATTAGCGAAGAGACACCTAACTATCAGTATGTTGCTGGTCGTCTTATCAACTATCATCTTCGCAAACAAGTATACAATCAGTATCACCCAGAGCACCTGTACAATCATGTTAAGCGAATTGCGGGGATCAAGTTCTACACTGACGAATTACTTGAGTGGTACTCGCACGAAGAGTTTAACCAGATGCAGTCGTTCATTGATCATGGACGCGACGAGGATCTCACATATGCTGCTATGGAGCAATTCCGTGGCAAGTATCTGGTACAGAACAGAGCAACCAAGCAGATCTTCGAGACCCCACAAATAGCATATATGTTGATTGCGGCAACCCTATTTAATGGATATGGTACAGACCGTATGCAGTGGATTAAAGACGCATACAACGCTTTTTCTAATTTTGATGTCTCTCTACCTACTCCTGTAATGGCAGGTGTTAGAACGCCTGTGAAGCAGTTCTCAAGCTGTGTTCTTATCGAGACAGCAGACAGTTTGGAGTCTATTAATGCAACATCGTCAGCAATCGTTAAGTATGTTTCGAAGAAGGCTGGTATCGGTATTGGAGCTGGTTCTATTCGTGCCCTTGGTCAGCCTATACGTGGTGGTGATGCAACTCATACTGGTGTTATCCCTTTTTATAAACTTTTCCAGGCTAGTGTTAAGTCATGTAGCCAAGGTGGTGTTCGCGGTGGGGCAGCGACTCTCTACTATCCAATCTGGCATCTCGAGATAGAGGATCTACTGGTACTCAAGAACAACAAGGGTACCGAAGACAACCGAGTAAGGCATCTCGACTATGGTGTTCAGTTCAATAAGCTAATGTACGAGCGATTGCTGACCGGTGGTGACATTACACTATTCTCTCCAAACGAAGTACCTGAACTATATCAAGCGTTCTTTGCAGATCAAGATAAGTTTGCTGAGCTGTATGAGAAAGCAGAGCGATCAACTAAGCTGACAAAGAGGACTATATCTGCAGTCGATTTGTTCTCGGCATTCCTACAAGAGCGTAAGGACACAGGTCGCATTTATCTAATGAATGTGGATCACGCTAACTCTCACGGATCATTTATACCAGAGGTTGCACCCATCAAGCAGTCAAACCTTTGCTGCGAGATTAACCTACCCACTGCACCACTGTATAGTGATAACGATCCGGATGGAGAGATTAGTCTGTGTACATTGGCCGCCATTAACTGGGGTAACATAAAGAGCCCATCAGACTTTGAAAAGCCGGCACTAATTGCAGTAAGAGCATTGGATGCGCTGCTAGACTATCAAGACTACCCAGTGCCCGCAGCTGAGCGATCTACTATGAATCGTAGACCACTTGGTGTTGGTATCATTAACTTCGCATATTGGTTAGCTAAGCATGATACTAATTACACTAATCCCAATCTGGAACTTGTGGATGAATATGCGGAAGCATGGTCCTACTACTTAATCAAGGCCTCAGCTGATCTTGCTGTAGAGAAGGGACAATGTCCTTCAACGCATGAGACTAAGTATAGTACTGGACTTACTCCTAACCAGACATATAAGAGCGATGTTAATGAGTTGGTGAAGCATCAAGAGCGGATGGATTGGAAAGGTCTACGTAATCAATTGAAAGAAAATGGCATTCGCAACTCAACACTGATGGCCTTGATGCCTTCCGAGACTTCCAGTCAGATAAGTAATGCCACTAACGGTATTGAGCCACCCCGAAGTTTTGTTTCGGTTAAGCAATCAAAAGATGGTGTACTTAAGCAAGTAGTGCCAGAATACCGCAGATTGAAGAATAAGTACGAATTGCTATGGAGTCAACAAAGTCCAGAAGGGTACCTAAAGATCGTAGCTGTACTGCAGAAGTATATCGATCAGGGAATCAGCGTTAACACATCATACAATCCTCAACACTACGATGAGGAGAAGATACCTTTGAGTGAAATGCTTAAGCATCTTGTTATGTTCTACAAGTACGGTGGAAAGCAACTGTACTACTTTAACACATACGATGGTGCGACTGATGAGATGGAACCACCAGCACATCCTTACTACGAGCAATCGTTCGAGCAAGATGACGAAGATTGTGATAGCTGTACAATTTAGGAGAGCAGATGAAATCTGTCTTTAATACCAAGAAGGTTGATAATACAACCCAGCCGATGTTCTTTGGTGAGCCTGTTAACATTGCTCGTTATGAGAACATCCGATACTCTATGTTCGACAAGTTGACTGAAAAGCAGCTTGGATTCTTCTGGCGACCAGAAGAGGTCGACATTGGACGCGACAGCAAAGACTTTCGAGCATTGTCTCAACACGAACAACATATCTTTACATCTAACCTAAAGAGACAGATCCTTCTGGACAGTGTGCAGGGTAGAGCTCCTACTGAAGCATTCCTTCCCATCTGCTCTCTGCCTGAATTAGAGAACTGGCTTGTTACATGGACGTTCAGTGAAACTATCCACTCGCGATCATACACACACATCATCCGCAACATCTACAACAACCCAAGCGAAGTGTTTGATGGGATGTTGGACATACAAGAAATTGTTGATTGTGCTGAATCCATTTCCAAGTACTATGATGATTTGATTTCGAATCCAAACAAACAGACACTGTGGATGGCACTTAATGCGGTCAACGCGTTAGAGGGAATTCGATTCTACGTTTCCTTTGCATGTAGCTGGGCATTTGCTGAACTAAAGAAGATGGAAGGCAACGCCAAGATTATCAAGTTCATTGCGAGAGACGAGAACGTACACCTTGCAAGTACTCAGCAGATGTTAAAGTTACTGGCAAGAGATGATAAAGATTTTGCAAAGTTAAGACAGCAGAACGAACAGCAGGTATTGGATCTGTTTGATAGCGTGGTTCAGCAAGAAAAGAAGTGGGCTGAGTATTTGTTCAAGGACGGATCAATGATTGGTCTAAATGCTGAGTTATTAGGAGAATACGTCGAATGGATTGCAAACAAAAGAATGTATGCTCTGGGTTACAAGTCACCGTACCGCGTCCAACAAGCCAGCCCGTTGCCTTGGACCCAGAAATGGATTAGCGGAGGAGATGTGCAGGTAGCTCCGCAAGAGACGGAGATCTCTTCCTATATCATTGGCGGTGTAAAAAAGGATGTCAATGATAACACCTTTGCGGGATTGTCTTTATGACATCAATCTCCAATAATAAAGAATGTGGTAGTTGTGGAGCTGAATATATCATACAGTTTGACGATGACCAATTTGGATTGGAGGAAGGGGAATCCTCTTTCTGTCCCTTCTGTGGTTTGGAAATAGATAATTTTTACACCGATGAAGAGTTAGATTTTGAGGAGGAGCAATGAACAAATATACTATGTTGTCCCTTGTGTTGATTATAGGTGCATGCGGTACTACATATAAAACTGAATCTGGCCGTTGCTTAAAATGGAGGACGATGGAGGTTGTCCATGAAAAACCCCTACCGTATCCAATGACGGGAACTATCCAAACAACAGAAACGCATGCGTATTGCGTAGCACGAGAAAAAGAAGATGACACAGCACTGGCTCTACGAAGGTCATCCATTTACATCTGATATGATTGGTGAGTATTTTGGGTTCGTATACCTGATAACAAATTTAGATAATGATAGAATGTATGTCGGTAAAAAATGGTTTTGGTCAACAAGAAAGTTGCCGCCACTAAAAGGAAAGACTAGGAAACGTAAAGTTCAAAAAGAGTCTGACTGGCAAAAGTACTATGGCTCAAGCGATGAAGTAAAGTTGCTAGTGGAGCAACACGGTGAGGATAACTTCAAGCGGGAGATACTTCGCCTTTGCAAGACTAAAGGTGAATGTTCGTACTATGAGTTAGTAGAACAGGTTGACCGACAAGTACTTTTGAGGGATAATTACTATAATGAGTTCATTGGTGTAAAAATACATAGTAAACATTTATGAAAAAGATTGTATTCTTTAGTGATTGGAAGAAGATGTATAGGCATCCTACTCCCAAGTGCGAACCTTTTATTGAGATGCCATTTGGCGACCACAGGTCACATGCCAATGCTGATGCGTATGTACAAATTAACATACAGCACTCTAAGCACATAAAGGAACCCTTCCGCGAGCCCTTCTATAACTACATCAAGGCCAGTCGTAAGCCCTCTATTGTGTTTGAGTCAGCCGTGTTCCGACAAAACGTATCAAGCAACTTCAAGGACAAATACTTCAGGTTTGCTTGGAATAGTTTCCTATGGGACGAAGCTGACTTTGGACCCATGGGCAATGGGCCTGACAGATGGAATCGTATTCAAAAGGAACAGGACATTGAGATTCGTCCTTGGAGGGAGAAGCCAGGCGAATACGTACTGGTAGTACTGCAGCACGTGATAGACACTAGTCTAATTAGAATGATAGAAGCATATGGTTCTTACTACAATTGGTTCTACAACTGCTTGTCACAGATCCGTACGCACACCGACCTTCCTATAGTAATTCGTCCTCACCCTAAGCACGGAATGTACGCCGAGTTCTTCGATGCGTATAGAGTACCAGAAGCGTTTGATATGTTTAAAGATGTATACTGGTCTCGCAATCAGGGAGCTGATGGTCTCAACGGAGGCAAGTTTCTAGAGAAGGATCTGCAGGATGCTCATGCTGTAGTTGGTTGGACATCTAATGCACTAACAGAAGCAGCATGCTATGGTATACCTACATACCCTATGTCGGCTGGGGCAATGGCGACACCTATAGCGAGAAGACCAATCACAGACATTGGTAAGATGTACAAGATGCCAGACAGGCAGCAATGGTTAAATGATCTTGCGTACTGTCAGTGGACATATGAAGAGATTCAGAATGGAACAGCGTGGAATCATATAAAGAATGCTAATATCTCATAGTCACAAGTTTATATTCATTAAGACAAAGAAGACTGCCGGTTCGACTATTGAGAACCTTATAGTCAACAACTTCTTTGATCCATCGACAGACATCTGCACAGGGTCTAAGATTGATGGCACACCTAGGTCAAACATCGGTCCCAAGAAACCTAACGAGCCAGATGGACACAAGCCATGGTTCATGGTAAAGGATTATGTGACACCAGAGCAATGGACCAACTATCACAAATTCACCATCGAACGCAATCCATGGGATAAGATTGTATCCGAGTTTTATTGGCGTACTGCTGATGGCAAGGATTCCACAATCACTCCATTTGATAGCGATGCGGATAACTTTGAGTTCTACATTGACAAAGTATTTGGGATAAGACATCCTGCTCCGATTGACTGGCAGCTATATGCAAGCGGCCGGCAGTTAGTAGTGGATGAAGTTATCGAATACAAATGTCTAGCGGATCAGTTTGTGAGGATGTGCGAGGACAAATTGAACCTTGTTGCTACTAAGGAGATGGTAACAGGTACAAGGATGAAGTCTGGCCACCGCAAGAAGCACTATACAGAATTGTATAAGAATCAACACGTTATAGATAAAGTAGCAGTTGCTTATGCGTCAGAGATCAATTACTTCAACTACATATTCGGAGAGTAAGATGGACGAGTCAGATCACATTACTGATTACACAGGACTATACAATAAGTTCTTTCAGCTGGCAGTACGAAGTTGTTCCGATTATACAGGAACAGCGGTAGCCAGTACTATGATTGGTATTGCAATGAGGTTGTATAAGACATCAATGACAGAAGAGGATTTTGAGAGAATAATGTCTCATATTCTAACTACAACAGACGAAGTACGTTCATACACTGCTTCAGATTTCCAAGGCTCGCAAACCTTACATTGAGGTGACAGATGAGTGATGATATAAGAATCTTTATAGGCTCTTCGTCGAATGGAGAGGACGCTGCAATCGAAGTAGCGTATGAATACTCACTTCGTCATAACTGCTCAGGTGACATAGACATCGAGTGGATGCGCCAGACGAACGATCTTAGTTCGTGGTGGGGGGGATGGAACACACCTGCATGGTCTACACCGTTCTCAGGATTCCGTTGGGCAATACCAGAGTTCTGTAACTTTGAAGGACGAGCAATCTATACTGATTGCGATATGATTAATTACCGAGACATGACAGACTTAATTAATATTGACATGCAAGGTAAGCCTGTTGCAGCTCGCCGTGGTAATCGATTCGGTGGCCACGAGTTCTGTGTTATGGTATTTGATTGTGCTATGTTTCAACAGCACGCTCTGCCTCTTGCTCGCATGAAGAAAATTGGTGAATCCCATCACAGGATGATACGCAAGTTCTCGGGTAATGGGGACCTAGTATGCGACCTAGACCCGAAGTGGAATGTTCTAGATGGAGAGAACTATCGCATTGAGAACATGAATCAATTGCACTTTACTAACATGGCAACGCAGCCGTGGACACCGGGCTGGTATACTGGTAAGTCACAACCACACCCACGTGAAGATGTAGTACAGGAATTCTACAAGCATCTTGAGTTAGCAACCAATGCAGGTTTTGACCCAGCATTTGTAAAGCAAACATTGCAAGAAGATGTAGTAGAATATAACATTATAGGTAGATAATGAAAGTCACAATTTATGGTAAGTCTGCAAACCATCCAAGGTTTGAGCAGACACTAATGAAGTTTGCAACAGGTGTAATTGATAGTGGAGATGATGCCTTTCTATCTTACGATGAAGAGTATTATGACTGTGACGTAGCTGTGATATTTGGATCATGGAAAGACCGAGACATGACACATCACAGAGTCAAGCGTAACATTGTCAGTAAGGCTAAGAAGTTTATTGTACTAGAGACTCCTCTGATAGGCAGAGGTCCTGTCAAAGATGTAATGGACGATAATTGGTACCGTATAGGTATCGGAGGCTTCTTGGCAGATACCGGTACCTTTCACAACGGCCGCAACCATGGCCCAGCGCGTTGGGATATCATTCGCAATCACTTCAATATCAAACTACCATCTTATGATACCACCAACAAAGATAATATTGTTGTAGCGCTACAGCTTCCACAGGATGCAAGTCTTCGGGGTGCGAGTATTGAAAAGTGGTGTCGAGATACCTGTCTTGCAATACGCACTCAAACAGATCGTCCTATCGTAGTAAGATTACCTCAGCTCCAACGTAACTGGGATGTGGAACCTTTAGAGGTTGTAAAGAAATTACCGAACGTCACATTTGAAATGGGTTCAGCAGATAATCTAATACAAACACTCCAAACGGCTAGATGTACAGTTACGTATACTAGTGGATTTGCGATCGATAGTTTACTTAAC